TGGGGCCCTACCAATGTTGGCAAGAGTCACGTCGCTTTCACGTTGGATGAACCAGGTGAAACCTTTGTTGTCCCTATACAGAACACGGGAAACCTGTGGTTTGACGGGTATCAAGGGCAGCGCACGATTATCTTTGATGACTTTGACCCGAAGACGGTGCCCTATCGTACCTTGTTGCGAATTTGTGACCGCTACCGCCTTGAACTTCCGGTGAAGGGTTCCTTCGTTGTTGGAAAATGGTCCAATGTTGTGTTTACAAGCAACGATCCACCCACCCAGTGGTACCAGGAAGAAGAACCTTACGAAGGGGGACCACTGGAGCGCCGACTCGGTTTGGTGCTTCCTGTCTTTGATCGCAACAGTACTGGTCTCTTTCGCGCCGCTTTCACCACGACGTTCTACGATGAGATTGCATTGGACGATCAGACCGCGACGCATGGTCCTGAAGTAGACCCCGAAGTTGTTGGTAATAATGTAGCAACAACTTCGGGACCCGTCGCAGAATCCGAGATTCTGTTCACTGTCGCGAAAAAGGTTCTGGAGATTTCTGAGGACGACACCGCTCACGCTTACGTTGGAGGATTCAACGAGGATCATTTGGACGACGATTGGTTGTCGCTGGAAGCGGAACTGGCCGCCTTGGAGCCTGACGAAGAGTTGACTGAACCTTTTGGTACCTTTGACGAGGAATGAACTTCCAAGCGGCTCCGCCGCTTCACCTTTTTTATATTGCAGGCTGCGTGGGACAAACATGTGGTGGCAAGCCGAGGGGACAACTTGTGAGAGCAAAGCTAAAGTGAACCTTTCTCGGCTCCGCCTCGTAGCTTAGGTCTTGAAGAAGAACTGGACCACGCCGTCAACCGTCTGGCTGTTTGCGACGTCACTGAAGGCCAGGAAGGCGAGAATATCACCTTGCTTGAGCTTGCGCATCGTCTTGGTGCTTCCCTCCCAGTTGTAGTTCATGTTCCCGCCGGTCTCGGCGTTGTTCATGAGGCGAGCGACCCCAAACGCGAGCACGTTCTGCTCTGGAGTGTAGAAGTCCGCACCACCAGTGATAGATGGTGTGTTCACCGCTTCCCCGTCTTGTACCACGACCACAGCCCACTGGAGCAGAGAGTCTCCCGTCGTCAGTGCCGACGTGCCCATGGACCATCGCAGCCCCACAACGGTGCCGGGAAACGTAGTGGTTTTCAACGTGGTAGAGACCACGGAGGTAGTGGCTGTGAGATTCACAACCTTGAGCTCTTTGTCAATCGGACGCGCCACACGCACCCCCGAGGTGCGAGCACGCTTCAACGGACGCGACATTGTCGAATTCCTTGTGACACCCCGGCGTATCCCGGGACCCTTTGGGTACCTGCTTAATTAAGCAGGTTGCCACTTACTGCAAAAAAAGGAGGCGGCCCATTCAAAAATTAAGTACTTTGCCAAGCGTGAACTGAACCTTTTAGGCGGGGTCCCGAAGTGGTCCCCGATAACGAAAGCGAGGTACGCTGCCCTTCTGCCAAGGCAGAACGGAGGCTCACACTGCAACTGAGGATGCCTGGAGGGGGTGCAAAGAACTGGTGCTTCACCTACAACCGATCCGACGATGTCGATGATGAAGAGTGGCAACTCTGGATAGACCGCTTTCAGGATCTGGCTGATCTGGACGCTGTCATTTACCTTGTGTTCCAACACGAACGCGGGTCGGGCAAGCAAAGGGATCACTTGCAGGGATATGTTCAGCTTAACCGCCGCTGCTCCTTGGTTGCGGTCAAGCGTGACGTCTTCTGTGGCGCAACAGTACACCTGACTGTGGCGCGTGGCACCCCGCAACAGAATCGAACTTATTGTACCAAAGACTCGGACAGGATTACGGGACCCTATGAGCACGGAACCATGGTTTCTCAGGGGCACCGATCGGATCTCGACCAAGCTGCCGAAATTGTCCGAGCTCATGGTAGCGCCCGAGTTGCTGAGGATTTGCCGGGAACATTCATCCGTTACCACCGAGGCCTGCAGGCTCTAGACGTGCAACTCCAACGAGCGAATACTGAAGCCCTACGTAACGAAGTCCACTGCGCTGTGCTTTGGGGCCCTACCAATGTTGGCAAGAGTCACGTCGCTTTCACGTTGGATGAACCAGGTGAAACCTTTGTTGTCCCTATACAGAACACGGGAAACCTGTGGTTTGACGGGTATCAAGGGCAGCGCACGATTATCTTTGATGACTTT